GGTTCTCATATATAGTCTCCTTTGTTATTTAGTTGAGAAGTAGTGATTACCCACCTGCTCCATAGGTGTTCCAAACTCGTGAAACTTATCCGTTCTGAAATATATAACTTCTGAATTCGTACGATGTTGGATTTCGTCCACTACTAATTTAAATGCGTCGTCTAGTTCTGAAAATAGGTCAATGCGCCCATCCCAAGCAGGGTCGTAGTGATATGGTTGATAAACAACATCATATACTGTATTAGGGAAGTCACTAGAGTCTAATCGGTTTAATACCGTATCAATAACTAGTCGTTTTCCCATCTCAGGCTCTCCCTCAGCTTCAGCTAGAACCAATTTAGCAATTAAAACCGCATCATCCATTGTAATAAGGTCTGCATTACTAATATCCTTCACCTCAGTTCTCGTTGTGGTTTCAGGTTCGTTCGTACGGACTACAATATAGCCTGTCGTTTGATTAGTATTCGCACTAACAGCTTTGTCCGAGTAAATATATCCCACCATAGCCATCATGAACCCTAAAGCGATTAGCATGAAACCTGGGTCCTTCAGCATATTTTTTAAATTGTTTTTCATAAATTAACCCCTAGGAAAATTTCCCTCAGCTTTTTACAGCCAAGGGATTTCGTAATTTGTAGGCGCATTGATGTCTACCATTCAAATATAATCTAGGATTACCCCGTCTACGTTGAAGTCTAATAAGATTCTAGGTTCGTACCCGTTCACGAAGTCTCTAGCTTTCTCATTTGCATCATCGTAAATGCCGAAGTCAACGAAGTTATCCCCTAATGGTTGACCTTCATCATAAATCCAACCTACTTGTTGTCCTGCAGCTGTACGTGGAATACCCAACATGTCGTATACTTCATTTAAGAATAAGTGACGTTTCGCACGAAGCAAATCATTCGCATGTTGCTCTTGCATACGTAGGAACATTAAGTTATATTCTGGATTAGATTTCCAATCAGCACAAGACTCATCGAAATAACGAGCGTAGCTACTTGCATAAAGTTTAGATGGCTGTTCGTTAGTTTCTTCTTCTACAGCCTCTTCGCTCTTTTTCTTCTTAGTAGCTTTCTCTACTTTAACACCAGTCAATAATTCACGATCCACCTCACGTCCGAATTTATCCACGACGCGACCACGATATTCCTTAAATCCTTTATCGATAGTAGCGTATGCTGCAGCTAATCCAGCGTTACGTTTAGACAGAATATTGTGCGAACCGAAGAAACATAACAACGATGCTGTTCCTAAAACGATTGTAGGAGCATACAATTTAGTTAAGTCCCAACCAGTCTTAATATAAATCTTAGTTAAATCTTGTACTTTGTCTTGTTGAGTGTATCCGTATTGTTTTTGTAACTCTTCACTATCCATAATTTCATGGATTTTTTCAATTTGTTCTTTTGGTTTAGCCAAAACGTCTTCTAATTTAGTAGTAGCTTTACATCCAGCCACAACAGTAGCTACAAAACCAACAGTCCCAGCTACTAATAACATTTTAGGACTGTGTTTCTTTCCTTTTAATAAAGCAGTATTTGCCACTGCTACAAATTTCTCTTTAAAACTCATTTTACATTTCTCCTTTAGTTTCAATATGATTGATTAAATGTTCAGCGTACCATACTAGTTTACGTAAGTCCTCTACGCCATTTTTTCGTTTCCAGCGACATGCGTACTTAATGATATTCGCAGTGTCACTAGCCTCGATTCCCTTTAGATCCTTTGTAAATTCCTCGATCACATCGATTGTTTCAATTTTTCCAGATTGATAATGCTCTGGGTGGTTTACCATATCCATAAATATCCTCCTATAAAGCAATAAATCTTGGCATTCTGATAATGAATTTCCGTCCGTATGGTATCACGGATACACGAGTTAAATCTTTCCAACCGTAATTATTATCTGTGAAGTCTCCGTCAATACCGACTAAGTCATATAAATCAGCAATAGTTGCTTGTTGATATTGGTCAATTAACGCTTGTAGCTGGTAAATAACGTTCTGAGAGTCTTGATAAGTGTCTACCTCAATCTCGATAATATCATTCCCTCTCTTACGACTTGGTTGAGTCGCTGGTGAATTTGAGAAACTATTATATGACACACGAGATGTGTTACTTGAACTCTTCGCTGGTTTATAATCGTTACCGTATAGTAATTGATTAATACCACTCGTTACCAGTTCCTGAATGAGTCTCTTAATATTCGGTACCAATACGTCCGAGAGTAAATAAGACGTCACACTAGACGCATCCTCGGACACAAAGAAATCAAAGAACCCTTTCTTTTTAAGTTTAGCTTGACCCGTTACAATCTTTTGCGTTTTAGGTTTATCCATTAATGCTTTATTTTCCATCTTTGTCTTGTGTGAGTTCGACTCTAGTACCATTCGCGTTTCCTCCATTTTCTCCAAAGTTACCAAATTGCTCTCTCCACATTGAAGTGTACTTAGCCGCCTCGATTAAGTTATCCATAGATTTCTTTTGCGCTTTCCAGAATAAGAACGTGCCTCCGCACCAAGCTAGAGCAGCAACCATAAGTTTTGTGTTGTCATTAAATTTGATTTTCATAATATAGTCTCCTTTCTTAACAAAAAAGAAAAAGAGAAATGCGTGTTAAGCATTCCTCCTTCTTTAAAGCTATTCAATTACTCTTGATCGTCGTTAGACTCATCCATTTCAGGTTCATCAATTTCGATTGAAGGATCATCAAGTGGATTTCCGTTTCCGTCGTGTTCTCCTTCGTATTCGTCATAAGATTCAGTTTGGTTTGTTCTTTGTGCTGCTTTGGCTACAAGCGCTGCTAACGCTCCAACACCAGCTACAGCTGCAGTAACAATACCAATCTTTTTCCAATTTGGTTTACGAAGTTTCGCTACATAAACAGTTTCTCCGTTTGCTAATACTTCTTTCTTAGTTTCGATTAAATTTGACATGGTAGGTTCCTCCTTAAGATTTTTAGTTTTTGTTTACCTTCCATTAAACGAGTTGTAAATATTGCGAGGCTGTGCTTTACCATACCCCATAAGTAGGCAATACAGTGTAGTCTAGCACTAAACATGGTGTTCCATCGTCCGCAATATGAGAACTAAACTCAATATCCATACCGCCTTTGTCAATAGCCCAACCCATATCGTTACCAATTGCAATTGTTTCCAATCCTAAGTCAATATAGAACTCGTTCAGACTGACCCAGTTTTCGCTAAACATCTTAGCATTTGTATCATTGACAATTCTTCTAATTTTTTCAATGTTAGATTTGAAATATCGTCCTGACACACTGTCATAGCATAGCGAGTCGCCACTCCCAGTAATAATAACTTGAGATTTACTAACGGGATTTTTCTCGATTTGTGCTTTAGCCACTTCATCACGAACTTGTTGTTCTTTATTTTTACCGAACTTCTCTACTACCTTCTCTTTATATTCTTTGAAAGCAGTCTCAGATAACGTATAAGCAGTCGCGATAGCAACACTTCGTCTGTGACTTACATTGTTCGCTCCAATAATACATGCTGTGGATAACCCGAATGCGATAGCTGATGGTGCGTATACCGTCCAAACAGCTTTCACTTTCTCAACTACTGTCAGATTTACGTCCTCAGGCTCTAGTTCTAAAACCTCTGCCTTATTTTCCTTAGCCTTCTCCATTAGTCGCTCAGCTTTAGGTACAGCTTTCACTGCAAATACCACTGACGTTACCATACCCACTAAACCAGTAGCGATTAAGATTTCTGGTGTGCGTTTCTTTGTGAATTGTTTAATACTAGTTACTAGATTCATTTTCATTCTCCTTTACAACTTCAAAATTTGGTTCAATCCATACAATTTGTCTGTTTAGTTCTTCTGGTGTAGATTTTGTTTGACTTAGTTTGTGAAGACTAGTGTCGATATAAGCCCCATCCAAAACATCCTTTACTTCGATTAAGACCCCACCTTCTCTAAACGGAGGCAAATATCTACTAATCACGAACTCACTCTTAGAACCCTCAAATATGAATCCCTGAGCGTAACGTCTAGACGGGTCGTACTCGTTAAGGTAATCAGACGTAAACTCCATACCTTCGTCGGTATATTTAATATCTCGAATACGGTGTCCAGCGAATACTTTATACCATTTACCACCAATACAAACGTGTATAATATCGTCTAACACTTTGGTGTTCCCTTCAAATATTTTTTGATTAATTAACTTTACAGTCATTCAATCGTCTCCTTTCCTAGTAATATTAAATTGTTGTAGTAATAACCGTACTGATATATGGTCTTCTAACCATTCCTTCTCTAGCGCAAATACTTCTGGTATTGACAGATAAATAATCTCGTGCACTGGTGTATCACCTCTATGAGTTATGTCTATCACGACTCCTCTACACATCATATATAGTGTGAACTTGGTATTTATACCCGAGAAATCATTAAGGTCGAACGGTAGTGCATGCCACTCAGTACCTTTTACTTTAAAGAACATAGTGTGTCCAACAGGGGTGACAGTAAAATCATTTCCAATTAAAGGCGCATCATTGATATTTTTTATGTCGAACTTGTCAGTAAAATATGTCTTCTCCAGAAGAGTCTCTAACCTATTCATTCTCGCCACTTCCTTTAGAAATATCCTGTCTACCGAACTCTCTACCAGAATATGTGTTTAGAAATGCTAATGCTCTACCGGGTCCTTTTAGAAGTAAAGAGTCTCGACGGCTTCGTTCGAACAGTTTTCCATATTTGTCAAACCCAGTGACTACCGGAGTGACTTCTGGACGTCTGTCAGCGATAGTCCATCTAATACCAGCCTTCTCGAATGCCAGATTATACATACAATCGTACGAAGTCTCCACAATGATGGAATGGAAATCCTTCTCACTAGCATACGCTTTGACGAAGTCTGATGGGTAATGAACATAAACCCACTCACGATTAATGTACACGTACAGTTTACCGTCAAGTAACACAAAGTCTTTATGATCGATTTTCACAGTATGTCGTCTACTGTTTTTGTTTAAGATTTCTTTAACATCTTGATACGGCATAAATAACGTACGGAAATAATGGTCTTCAGACTCTCCTTCAGGTTTAACCACTCGTACATAATCCATATATTTGTAAACTTTCCATCGTACACCTTGCTTAGTGTGTACAGATAGCCATTCTTCTTTATCAAATTGGATAGCGATTGTGGTTACGTAATCCTTGATTGGAATAAGTCTCCAAATATCATCTTTCAGTACGTATAGGTCTCCACCATAGACCACGCACTCATTTGACACCCAAGCTTTATCAGCGTTTGTGATAACGTTAATCATTTCCAGTCATATCCTTTCACTTCAACATAGTTCACTTTACCTTCACGAACCCCATTTAAAAATCCACAAATTCTAGTACCTTCCTCATCTTTAGATAATATAGTGTTAGATGCATGTTTAAGCATATCGTAACTGATAGTGATATTATCAGAAATAACACGACCATCTTCAGTAGTTAACCAAGATCTGATTTCTTTTTTATCGGAGTCTCTATCTTCAAAATAAGTGATAACGCGACCGTCTTTTTTGAAGACCGTTACGCTATGAACATCTAACTCAATACGCTTAGTATCGCTAACTTTATTCAGAATATACCAACCATCGTCTAGTAACACGAATAGTCTATTTTTTGATACTGTAATCTCTAATTCCATTATTTATTACCCCTTCGTATTTAGCGATTTCGTCTACAGACTTATGGTTTAACCAATTCCAAATAAACATACCCTCAGCATCATCACTAATATTCTTTACTGATTCTTTCTTAATATCGTCGTAAGTAACACGATTATTAATCATTAGTGGGAACGTATCGCTGTCGAATATAGTCAATACAAACTCTGATGATTCTTGTTGATGTAACTCATCGTATTGTAGTCTCACATCATCTCGTTGAACTATGATAAATCCTGTGCCGTAAATACAAACCCTTTTGGTTCTACTGTGTCTATTTGCTAAATACCAGTAATCGTCTAGTTTTAGAAATAACCTATTCTCAATTAAATTAACTTTAGTTTTCATATGTAACTCTCCTTCGCATTTTTGTTTGCATTAACTTAAGTACTCTACTGATGGGGCAAATGGGAACTCGATTTGGTAATAGCCAGGAGTGTCATCGTCTTCAAACTCGATATACTCGTGAACCACGTCAACCCAAGCGTATCCATCGTCATTATATTCAGACCATCCGATAGTAGCCCCTTCTACTGTACCGTCCAAACCGACTAGCGCATAATAATCGTTCAAGTTTACGTATCCTCGTAGGATAAACATACGATTGAACTGATAGATTGCATTCAACATCTCAATCGGACGACGTTTAAACCATCTGTCAGAATACTCATCGTAATATAATAGCTCGTCGTAATCCTTCTCGCTCATGAATTGGAGTGACTCACTATATTCTTTCTTACGAATAGTCATATACTCGTCCGGATGCTTTTCGCGATAGTCTTTCTTAATTTCTT